TGAACTAGCACGAAAAGTAGTTGAAAGGTCATATCCGAAAGAAGATGTTGCCACGTTAAGACATTTCAAAAAGAAATATGGCGACCCTTGTGATGTAGTTGCAAAAGATAAATGCTTTTACTTTTCACACTCGGAAGATGTTGATGAAGATGGCGATAAAAAAGACACGCAATCTCATTTTGATTTTAGTTTGTATGGCAACCTCAATGGTAGTGAGTATAGTGATAGTGATGAGAGAGACCACTTTGCACACGCATATTACCGAGAGGAACTAAAAGAAAATGGATTGAACCCTGATATAATTGCACAGCAATCAGGTAAGGACAACAACCCACATAAGACCAAGCACGTAGACGCAAATAATAAGTTTCTAGGTAAAGGTCGTTATGATGAACATACAGGTATGACTTCAAAGTTTGATGAACAATTCTTACTTGATGTCATTGGAACTAGCCACTGTCGTTCAAGAGCAATCGCTTGTACCAAAGCCGAGTACGAACAGTTTGAACAATGGCGAATGGCAAAAGCCAATGTTGTTTCCAAACACCAAACTTGGATAGATAGTATTAGCAAACAAACTGAACAATTAAAAATCGGTTTGAAAGCATACAGATATTTGAGTGAGGGTATTGAACTTGCAACTGAACTTGGAATACAAGTAGATGAGGCAGAACTTGTTAGAACTAACTCAACAGGATTGACTATCTACAATCCAAGCAACTTAGCAAACTTAATCAAAGGTATGAAGAATAAAAATCAGACTAGAGAGCAAAAGATTGCGTTGCGAAAACAATACGAACAATCTCAATTAAATTAAGTGTTGCAATATGTATGGGATATGATAATATCCCATACATAAACTAGAAAGAAGAAAGAGGACACAATGAAAAAAACAGACGCACAAACAGTTATAGAGAAATTGAAAGAGGCAGTATATTTTTCAATTTGCTATAAACCTAAAAAGTACAACGGCAGACCCGTTTACAGAAATGCTAAATGGGACGAGAAATGTAAAATCGGTAATGGATATATTATTTATTACGATAGAGATAGAGGGGGCTATCGTTGTGCAAGTGGCGAGAGTGCAATCTCAATTGGTCAAGGGGAGTTAAACAATGGCTGAATATCATTGGTGCCACGGTCCGAATTGTCATACGCACTCAACTTTGGACCGTGTGCGAGGGTCTAAAGGTTCTAAGGTTCTAAGAACTAGAAAGGTAAAACAATACAAGGGTTATCAACTTGGGACTAGTTTTTATAATTATTTTTGTAGCAATGGTTGTTACAATGATTTTGCAAATAAATATGTTGAGCAAATTATAAGGATTGCACCAAGGACCGAGCCTCTTGAAACGCCAATCGCTGACCCTGAAAAAAAGACGTATCAAAGTTCATATGGCGATTATAGTTATACGCGAACTACAATAACTAAACTTGACAATGCTGAGCAATAATATAATATCCCATATATGACAACACTTAGAGAAATAAAAAAGAAAGAGGACAACCCATCACTATCAGACGCACAAAAGTTTGTAGGTGGTTGGGTTGAACTTGTTAAGGTAAAAGATGGGATCTTACTTATCGATGAAGAAGGTAAGTTAAAAAATAAACCCATCAATGAGTTAGCGTCTAAGTTATACTTCGACACTTACGGTGATCAAGATATAATTGTAGGTGACGCAATCTACATACCTAATAACATTCCGTCAGAATGGCACGGATAATTTAAATCACATAACTAAACATTAGAGGGCGCCTTCGGCGCCCTCTTTTTTTGCGCCCCTTCGGGGCGCTTTGGGTCTCTATTCAAACTCAAACTTGCTGCTTGTGGGCCCACCCACCCACCATTTACAAAAAAGGGGTCCCACATATATAGCCTTTATGCCTTGATTTACACGTACACACACGATAAAAACATTATGGGTCCCATGAACATAGAAGAATATAAAAAATTACCACCAGATGCGAAACGTGAGTTTCTAAAATATGCTGCAAAACTTTCAGAAAAAAGAAAGGGGTCCCAAGTCCATGGTGATTTTCTAAGCTTCGTGAAGCACGTATGGCCAGAATTTGTTGAAGGGTCCCATCACAAGATCATCGCAGAAAAATTTAATAAAATTGCAGAAGGAAAAATAAAAAGATTAATTATCAATATGCCACCAAGGCATACTAAATCAGAATTTGCATCAAACCTTTTACCTGCATGGATGGTAGGTAGGAAACCAAATTTAAAAATTATCCAAACGACCCACACTACAGAACTCGCGATCCGCTTTGGACGAAAAGCTAAAACACTTATCGATAGTCCTGAATATCAGCAAGTGTTTAAGACAAGACTAAGAGAGGATAGTCAGGCAGCTGGTAAATGGGAAACAGAACAAGGCGGTGAATATTATGCAGCCGGTGTTGGCTCAGCAATCACGGGCCGTGGTGCGGACTTACTTATCATTGATGATCCACACTCTGAGCAAGATGCGTTGAACGCGGCTGCTCTTGAGAAGGCGTATGAGTGGTATACGTCAGGTCCTCGTCAGCGTTTACAGCCTGGTGGATCGATAATCCTGGTTATGACTCGTTGGTCAACAAAAGATCTAACAGGAGCTTTATTAAGATCACAAAAAGAAGTTAAATCAGATCAGTGGGAAGTCATAGAGTTTCCAGCGATCATGCCATCAGGCGATCCAGTCTGGCCTGAATTTTGGAAGCTAGAAGAATTAGAAGGTGTTAAAGCATCACTATCTGTTCCAAAGTGGAACGCGCAGTGGATGCAAAATCCAACATCAGAAGAAGGATCAATCATTAAACGTGAATGGTGGAAAGTTTGGGATGGTGATGATGTACCACCTTTGAAACATGTTATACAATCTTACGATACAGCATTCTTGAAAAAAGAAACTGCTGATTATTCTGCAATCACAACCTGGGGCGTATTTTATCCTAATCAAGATTCAGGACCTAATCTGATATTATTAGATGCTTTGAAAGAAAGATACGAGTTTCCAGAGTTAAGAAGAGTTGCATTAGAGCAATATCAGTATTGGAAACCTGAGACAGTTGTGATAGAATCCAAAGCTTCTGGTTTGCCTTTGACGTATGAATTACGTAAGATGGGTATACCGGTTATTAATTTTAGTCCTAACAAAGGACAAGATAAACACGCAAGAGTCAACGCTGTGGCTCCATTATTTGAGTCTGGTGTTGTATGGGCGCCTGAGCAAAAGTTTGCAGAAGAAGTCATAGAAGAGTGCGCAGCATTCCCTTATGGCGATCATGATGACTTAGTTGACTCTATGACACAAGCTCTCATGAGATTTAGACAGGGTGGTTTTATTGAGCATCCTGAAGATTACAAAGATGAGGATATGCCTCACAAGGAGTATAAATACTACTAATGAGTAAAAAATCTATCGGCACAGGAATCACTAGACTTTTATTTGGCCTTGGCAAAAAGGAAATGAAAGTTATTCCGTACAACGAAATGACTCCAGAACAGTTTGAACAACTAGATAGATTTCTAGGTAAACTTGGTTTTATCTTAGCAAGTGATAAATACAGTCTTACAAAACAACAATCAGATTATATTTTTAATCAAATAAAACAATTAGATCTTTACAGAGAAAGAATTATGTCAAGTAAGAAACCTGACTTTACAGAATTTATACCAAGGGATAAATTAGGTATACCTGAAAGAAATCCTGACATTGATAAAGTTAATAAGATGACAAAGGTTGAACCAGAGTTTAAAGGTTTTGAACCTAAAGTTATTGAAGGTGGTAAAGGCAAAACAAAACCAGGTAAAATTAATTATGATAAGATGGAAGAGTTTCTTGGTGTGAAGTTACGTGGTGATGAAACGTTTGAAGAATTATTAGAGATTGAAAGAAAAAACAAAATAAAAAAATTCGAACAAGATAATGACAGAGCATTAGAAGATATAGTTGATGATGCAGGTGGTACAAAAGAAGGTGCAGAGTTTGACGACGAACCTTTTGACGCTGCAGGCGGCGGTCTTGCAACTGCTATTGCGAAGATAAAAGGTAAGTATGGTAAAGAGGGTATTATGAAAGGCAAAGTAAAAAAGAAATCTGATAAACAAAAACGTAGAGAAATGTTTGAAGAGTTTAACAAACGAAACAAAGAGAGAGAAGAATTTATCTTTGGTGGTGGTGTAGGATTAAAAGGCTATCTTAAAATGTTAGCACAGGGTGGAAAGACTAGAAAAGGTAAACCCATGAAAGGTTCTGATGTTTTAAAACAAGGTAATCCAAAATCACAAGTTCCAAAATTCGCGAAGCAATTTGTTTCTGACAAAGACAAAGCAGAAATAAAAAGACTTAGAATAGCACAGTTAGAAAACGTTCTTGAAGGATTAAAAAGCGATAGACAGTTTTTAGAAAGCTATGAAAAGATGGCTAACCTATTTCCTGAAGTAAATAAATTAAGTTACGATATGCTAGAAGAATTATTACCAGCACAGCATAAGAAAAGATTTAAAGGTCTTACAACAGAAATGTTAGACAAAGAAATATTACAAGTAGAAAACGTATTGAAGAATTTAAAAGTAGGCAAGGATCAACGAGCGTTAAACGCGGACGGTGGATTAGCTACAATGTTCAGACCAAAACTAAAAGATGGTGGACCACCTAACCCTGGTCGTAGAACTTTCTTAAAACTTCTAGGAGGTCTAGCTTCAATACCAATTGTAGGTAAACTATTTAAACCTGCAACAAAGGTAGCTAAAGTTGTACCACTAAAAAATACCACAACAGCAATGCCAAGTTGGTTTCCAGACTTTGTAGAAAAAATGACAATCAGAAACGTGGGTAATAAAATAGATGCAGATTTAACAGTGTTTGAAGATCCTAAGTTACCAGGTGTTAAAGTTTATAAAAACGATGATGGTAGAATAGCTGTTGAGGGTCAAAACGAATACTATGCAAACTACGAAATAAATTACACACCACCAGGCTATGAACTTATAGATGAGACAACAGGTAAAGCTGTAAGAACAAAAGGAGAGTTTGAAGCTGTAGATGCAGATCCTATCGCAGACTATGATGGTAGTATTGCAGATTACGAACCGAGAACACTAGAGAGTGTTGATGGAATTATGTCTTCAGATGCAAGAAGAATGGAAGGTTATGCAAAAGACGTAGATCCAAATAAACTTCCAATGAAATCTGGTGAGGGTCAAGTTATTGAAAATGAAGTTAGAGCAGAATCAGCTATGGATGCTGCAAGAGAAGCAGAAGATTATGTAGATGACTTTGCTGATGGTGGTTTAGCAACAATGTTCAGGAAGAAATAATGAAAGTATTCGAAAAAATCGTAGACGATTTATCAAAACCTAGAGAAGTAACAAGGATACCGGGAAAAGTAGGATCAGTCTTACCTAGATATTCTAAAATAAATAAAGATGAAATTATTGGTTATGTTTTAGATATGAAAATGCCTAAAGCAAGAGGAAAAAGCAAAGGGCGATTTGTAGAATATTTTGGTGTTAAAGAATACGGAAATGCCGGCGCTGCAGAGGCGGCAGCTAAGGGTCAATATCAAAAAATTATTATGGACCCTAAGTACAGAGAATTAATGACAGATAGATTGTTAGTTGATAGAGACGCTGTTGTAAGAAGTTTTTTAAATCATTTAGAAAATGTAAGTGAGTTTGATGGTTATGAAAAAATAGCTCCTGAATTAAAGTATTTACGTGCTAGTGATACTGATCATCAATATGAAAAAATTAATAAATATTTTAGAGGATGGGTTAATGGAGATTTTGAAGTTGAAGGTATAGATAGAAAAAATTTAACAAAACAAGCGAAAAAAGAAATAAAAAACTGGTCTCCACAAGCAAGAGGAGAGAGAACAAAAGTTAGACAAGAGAGAATGCAATTTCTTGATGAGTTAAATAATCAAGATATTCCGTTAACTAAAGTTAAAAAAGAATTTAAGAAAAAATTTGGAAAAGGAAAATATTATAATGATGGTACTTTTGCATCAACAATTAATCAATTTACACAATTAAAAAGAGAGGGGTCTCTACCATCTAACGCAGATGGATCTAAAACATTAAACTATGGAGTTTCAGCAGGCGAAAGATCACCATGGTTAAAACAAGCTTTAGCTGAAAATGTTCAGTTTAGTAGTAATTATAACAGACTTATTTCTGCAGCTGATGATGCAAGAGCAAAAGGTAATTTAACTAGAGCAAAAAATTTAGAAGACACGGCAAGTAGATTTTTTGGAACAAAGGGTATTTTTACTAGACTTCCAGGAAATGCAGAGCACCCATTATCTTTTACGTACGGTGGTAAAGATAATATTTTAAAAATGGATAGTTTGGTTAGAGGTGATTTAAATCAAACAAAAAAAGTTTTATTTGATAATCCAATAAGAGATTTGAGTAAAGAATATAATTTATCAACCACAACAGCAAAAAGAAAAAAACAGATAAGAGATTCAATGATAAATAGAAAAGCTTTTATGAATTATTTAACTTCTGGATCTTTTGATAAAGGAATGGCTCAGTCTGTAAATTTTGATTTTACTCCAAATAAAGTATACCTTAAATCAACAGTAACACCTTTAGATAAACTTCCTAAAGGGTATGATTTTAAAAAATTTGTAAAAAAAGGAGAAGGTTATTCAAAAGCTTTTGAAAAGTATGGTGGTGATTTAGGCATGGTCACTAAAAGTGGTTTTTCAAAAAGAATTGCAATAGCAGATGACAACCTTAAAAAAATAATTGCAAAATTAAGTCCAAACTCAACATGTGCTGTTTTTAGAAAACCAAAAGCAGAGGGTGGCGGTGTTTCAGGTTTAGATCAATGTTTTGAAGAAGGAATGCAAGCACTTAAAGATAGAAATATAAGTAAGCCTCATCAAGTTCAAGCAACTAAACAATTAATGAATGCTGGCAAAAGAATAGGTGCAAGCACTTTTGCTAGAAGATTATTAGATCTTGGAATCCTTGGTGAAGTTGCTTTCATAGCTGGTGACACTGGAATTAGAATGGCCATGGGCAGACCTTTTAGTGAAGCATTTAAAGCTGCTACTTTTAGAGAAGGACAAGCAGACAAAGAAAGACAACAACGAGCAGGTTTTACTGAAAGAGAAATGTTGATTGGAGAAGCACAAGATTTATCAAACAAAGCACTTTCTTTACAACAACAAATAGCAGCAGCTGAAGCTGTTGGTGATGAAGCTTCTGTTCCGGCTCTTGAAGCAAGTTTAAAAAATGTAAACGAACAATTACAAAAAACTATTGATCCTGCAGGCACAAAACTACAAACTTTATTAACACCTACAAGTGCAACTAATATTGAAGCCACAAGAAAATTAGAAAATATCATAGATGCTGATAGAGCTAAATCTTTATATACACAATCTCAACTTAGAGATGTTCAAGAAGGTGTTCCAGGAATAGCTGATTATGCTGAAACAGAGACACCTACTATGCAAGCTCTTACTCCAGAGAGAGAAGTGTTGCCAGGAACACAAGAATATTTAAGAGGATTTATGAGACAAAGCTTACCTGAATCACAAGAACTAGAAGATAGAACTATAGATCGTTTTGTTGAACAATTAAGTCCTATGGAGAAGTTTGAATTAGAAGTATTAGATCCAAGACGTTCTGAAATACTATACGGAACACAAGGTAAATTTGCAGAGGGTGGACTAACCAATTTAACAAGAACAATACCACCAGAATCTGGGCCTAACGCAAAAGGCTTGGAAAGTCTAAGAAGATATGCTACAAGGAAATACTAGGGAGAAATAATGGCAGAGATAGAAAAAGGTTTACCAAACGAACCTGAATTAAAAGTTGAAGATGTTAACGTTGAGACAGTTGTCGAAGACGTAAAAGAAGATCCAAAAGATATTGAGATTACAGAAACTGCAGATGGCGGTGCTGAAATTTCTTTTGATCCAACTGCACCTGTTGCAGAATCAACATCTCATTTTCAGAATTTAGCAACACTTTTAGATGATACAGTTTTAGATCCATTAGGTTCTAAACTTGTATCTGATTACAAAGATTATAGATCTTCAAGAAAAGACTGGGAAGACACATACAGAAATGGTTTAGATCTTTTAGGATTTAAATATCAAAGAAGAACAGAACCTTTCAAAGGTGCATCAGGAGTAACACATCCTGTTTTATCAGAAGCGGTTACACAGTTCCAAGCGCAAGCGTACAAAGAATTATTACCAGCTGATGGACCTGTAAGAGCACAAATTTTAGGTGTGCAAACCCCAGCGAAACAAGATCAGGCAAACAGAATTAAAGATTTTATGAATTACCAGATCATGGACCAGATGAAAGAATATGAGCCGGAGTTTGACCAAATGTTGTTTTACCTCCCTCTAAGTGGGTCAACTTTTAAAAAAGTTTATTATGATGAACTTTTGGGTAGGGCGGTTTCTAAGTTTATACCTGCCGATGATTTGGTAGTACCCTACTCAGCAACAAGCTTAGATGATGCAGACGCTGTTGTACACGTAATCAAAATGTCAGAAAATGATTTACGAAAACAACAGTACGGAGGTTTCTACAGAGATGTTGAATTAACACAGCCAGGAATGGAGTCTGATGAAATTACGAAAAAAGAACAAGACATCGAAGGTGTTAAACAACTTAAACAAGACGACATGTACACTCTGTTAGAGTGTCATGTGAATTTAGATTTAGAAGGTTTTGAAGATACAGACGTTAGCGGTCAGCTAACAGGAATTAAACTTCCTTACGTCGTGACTGTTGAAGAAGGTTCTAGAAAAATTTTATCTATCAGAAGAAACTTCAATGAAAACGATCTGAAGAAAAATAAAATAAATTACTTTGTACATTTCAAATTTTTACCAGGACTTGGTTTCTATGGTTTTGGTTTAATACACATGATCGGCGGTCTATCAAGAACTGCAACTTCTGCATTAAGACAATTGTTAGATGCAGGAACTTTATCTAATTTACCAGCTGGATTTAAATCTAGAGGTATCCGAGTTCGGGATGATGCTCAACCATTACAACCTGGTGAGTTTAGAGATGTGGATGCCCCTGGTGGAAATATCCGTGATCAGTTTATGACTTTACCATACAAAGAACCATCAGCGGTCCTTTTACAATTACTTGGTATTGTAGTTGGAGCAGGTCAACGTTTCGCGGCAATTGCAGATATGCAAGTTGGCAACGATGCACAAAACAGAGCTGTTGGTACA